TGGAGTAGCAGCCGTACCAAGAGCGGTGTTGGTTGAGGTCAAACCGCCAGTCAAGGATGCGTCGTCAGCACCGGCAATACCGGCACCGTTAGCAATTGCCTGAAGGACGTTGAAGTCGTACTTGCGCTTCAAAGAGTAGGCACCTGAAGAAGTAGCCAGTGCCTCAAAGTTTACATGAGACTGACGCTCTTCGATGTCGTCGATTTTGAATGCAAATGCGTTTGCTTGGTCGACAACCATTGTTGTTTGGTCGTCGGCAAGGTCTTGTGGGTTAACCACAGAGCCACGTGAGTAGCTAGATACTGTGATTGTTGGTTCTTTGATGATACGAACCGTATCGCCATAGTTCTCAATTTCCCCCGCATAATCGGTATTCGTAATATCTTCGGCAACCGAAGCGCGACGGAAGAATTTGAGGACTTTTTGGCTAAAAATTTCCGGTGTAAAGTTACCGGAAGGCAGGTTGTTATAACCTGCAGCGCGAGTAAAAGCCATTTGCTTTTCCTTCCATTTTGAGGTTAAGATTGATAGTCGATTCGCCCTTCAGCCCGTGCTGCGTCCAATTCGCTTTCCAGCTTTTCGAACTCCCACGGTTTCATCTTGGCGATTTGCGAAGCTTTCCAAACTTTCTTACCGTCTGTAGTTTCAGACCGTATTTCCCGTGTAGGGGTCTTTGTTACGGCATCTGCTGCAGAAGGCTCTTTGGTCTTCTTCTTTTTGGTTAAGCCAGCATCGGCTTTGTAGAGGTCTACGACCCGTGCTGCCCATCTAGCGTCGGTATTGTTTTTGTAAATACCATCTGCGATAGAAGCAGGCTGCTCTTCGAGCCACTCTAAAAACTTTTCGTCAGTCTTTAGGTCGGTAAAGTCAGGATGCAATCTTAGCAGTTCCTCGTAGGCTTTCTGCTTTTCAAGCTCCTTTTCACGTTCCTTAATAGACCCAAGTTCCTCGCGTAGCTTTGCAACCTGTGTTTCGGTTTGCAGGCTTGAAACTGTTTGAACAACCTCGAACACATCTGGATACCGTTCTTTGAACTCTTCCAGTTCTTCTTGGGTTTTTGGTGGGGCTACGCCTCGTGGCATTTCCGCCGCCCGTTCAGTCATTGTCTTACGAAGGGCTTCGATTTCTCCTTTGAACTCGCTTACCTTCGAATCGTAGTGACGTTTCAAGTCGTCATACCGTTTTTTATAGTCGTGGTCTTCAGAAGTTTCCTTCTTTTGTCCTACGAAACTATCGCCCGCCTCGTCTTGCTGAGTAGCCGCTTCTTGTTCTACGGGGTCAGCTTCTTGTTGGGCTTCTACATTCTCCTCGTCGTCCTCGTCTTTGTAGACATCATCCCGATATTTTCCGCGATATAGGCTGTCGTTGTTTACGGTTCCGAACGAGTCGTTTGCTTTATTGGCACGGTGGCCTCTTGCTTTTGCCATTGTTTTACCTCTTCATGCGGGGCCACATGGCTGTGGGTAGCCGCTCCGGTTGTGCTGGGGCCACGGGTTCGTGGGTAGCCAGCGGATTCTTATTAGTCTAAGAAACTTACTTGTATGCGGTCTTGAGTTATCATTCCGCCACGAGCCGCTGCAGCTTCTTGAACCGGCTGCTGCCCGTTCTCAGCAATGCGCTGCTCTGTCTTGCGGATACCGCGTTTGTTAATCTTTTCTAGGCGGTCTTCGCCAATAATCTTTACGAGGTGAGGTGCAATCTTGACCTCGCCACTAGATACCGCAATGTCTACAAGGTCTGAATGGCGTTCAAAATCCTGTGTAGAAAGCCCTCTGCGAACCGCTTCTTTCTGGGCATCCATAATCATCTTGCGAATATCTTGTTCGCCTGCGAACTCGACGGCTGCGGCGTTCAAAACATAAGTACCCTCTGGAACGCTGTCAGGGCGGTTGTCAGCGACTTTAGCTGCTTCGGATACCTGTGAGGGCGGAGCATCTACAAAACCGCTCTGTGCGGCTTGTACCCCTGCTGGCGGGGTTCCCATAGCGTAGGCGTTTCTGTTGCGTTCGGTAGGACGGTTTTGAGAACGTCCGTGCTCAATCATGCCGCCACGAGCATCGCCACCGCCGTAACCATCACTAACACCGCCAAAAGATTCGGCAGATTCGCCGGGGTCATATCCGCCACCATCATCTCCACTTTCCATACGAGCCTGAAGCTCCGCTTGATAAGCTGCACGTTCTGCTGCTTCTTTAGCTGCTGCTGCATCCGCTGCCCGTTTAGCTGCGGCCTGTTCTGCTGCAGTCTTGCGGTCTTTTATATCCTGAATGGCATCTGATAGCTTTTTACTACCGGAACGAGCCTGCGACAGGGCTTGGTCGTACTCTAATTTAGACAAACCATGTTTGGCTGCAGCAGCATTGCGGCTTTCTGCTAGACCATAGGCTGAGAACTGATTGGTTCGTGGGCTGTAGAAACTACCGGTTTCTGTGTAGTAACCATCCATGATGTTGTCTGAAATATTGTCCCAGCCAGCGTCTTCAATAGACTTACCACTACTAAAGTTGTAGCCAGTAGGGATGTATCCGTTGGCTACGGCGTCGATTGCCATCATGTGTTCTTGGGAAATCCCACGCATATTCCCCGTGTAAGTTCGCGAACCGGGTGCGCGGGTCACTCCGCCCGACCCCATCTTAAAAGAGAAACCCAAGTCCATACCTAGAGACGCTGCAGTGTTATAGCCTACCACATCACCGCTTTCGTACTCTTTTCCAGCCACTGTTCCAAAAGCTTCGGTTCGTGCTTGACGAATAGACGCCATATCGCTGTACTGAATTGAGTGAACCGCATCCGAAACAATTCCCAAGATGCCTGCAGGACGGGTGCTTGCTTCTCCAAAAGCATTGCGAACCGTGTCTCCAGCCACTATAGAGCCTACCATAGCACCGGGCACTCCGCCCACCATGCCCATAATCTTACCCGCTGTTTTACGAGTAGACGCTACATCTGCTATATCAGCAACAGCAGCCTTACCCATCTGTCCAAAGTTAGCCTTTGCGAAGTCTATATCACTCCAGCGACCTTGAGTTATAGGTTCCATAACATTGCCAATAAAACCTACGCGGTCTTTCAGAACATTTGTATCGTCTAGGCCAGACTGTAGGTAGTCACTATAGCTATTAAACTGGCTGTAATTTTCAGGAACTCCGAAAGATGTTTCGACCAGAGACTGCCCCGTTTGAAAAGAAGTCTGGGTCAAGACATTAGATTCGGCATCTCCTCTACCAGAATCCGGCTCAAAAGTCTCTAGTTCGGTTATGTCTTCTTCTGGCGTTACATCGATAGGAGTAACGGTAGGAATACCAAGATATTGCGTATAGAAGTTTACGAATTGGCTACCATATTGCTCTGCTGTGAGCGGAGTAGGACTAGGAGCAACAACAGGAGTAATGCCTGTAGTGCTAGAAGTAGTCGTTCCTGTCGTCGTTGTTGTGGTTGCCATTCTTTGCTATAGCCTCGTGATTATCCTTCAGTTTGAGGAGCATTTCCAGTAAAGCCGCTTTCCCCTGCAGTTGGCGCAGTTCCGACTCCGATTGTGCCGTTACCAGAGCCTTGTACGTCTGTTCCTTCAGGACTTGGAGATACTCCTCCAGCCCCTGCCATATCTGAGGCTGGGCCAGCAGCGGGGCCACCAGCTTCGCCTGTTCCTTGTTGTACATTTGCCATCATCCCTTTTAGCATCTGAGCGTAGAGTTGGGCTTCGTTGGCATCGTTCACGAGGCTATCAGGGTCGATGTCCTGTGCAATAGCCAGTTCACGCATTAGGTTAGGTATTTTGATAAATGGTGCAAGCATCGGGTTCGCAACAGTTTGCAACAGAGAGGTTAGGCGTTGTGTGCGAACTTCTTTTTGCATGACGGCTGCTACACCGCGAGGCTTAATTTCTAAGTCGCCCTTAATGTCTTCTGCTTCTTCATTGAACTGCATGTTCCACTGGAAGTAGGCCTCGCCCAACGGCTTCAAAAGCATGTCGTCTATGTTCTTGATGACAGTCTTCATAGATAGACCGGCAGAACCCATCAGCATAGAGAGACCAGCAGCGGTTCGTCCAGTTCCGCTAACACCTGTTTGTCCGTGAACAATAGACGGAATACCTGTCTCTTCGTCCGCAAGCTGACGGCTAATCTGGTACATTTGGATATTTTCACCAGCCGTGTTCGGAAACTTCAAGCCGTTGATAGCTGTTCCTGTGACACCAGACTGGCGACGGAATATTTTACCGGGGAAGATGTCCATGTTTTGACCGGGAACCAAGCTGGCTTCGTCCACATCGAACACCAAATTGCCTGCAAGAGCGAGGTTGTCGATTGCCATACGAACGTGACCGTTCATTAGCTTCTGGGCATCTTCCATGTTTTCTGCAACGCCAACGCCCCAAAGCTGATATGGGTTCACTTCGTAAGGGAACACTTGGAACGGAATACGGGCTGGCGTAAACGGGTTCAAAACACAGCGAAGAACCATGTTGCCACAAACCCAGATATTTACCTGTAGCTCGTCGAACTCTGTTAGTTCGTAATCATCAACAAGACCGGCTTCACTAGCCATTTTAGAATCTAAAACGCCCCAATATTCAAGAACCTCATAGCGATTGCCTTGATAATATGGCTCAGTTTCGTCTTCACGAATAGTATCCTCGTAATACTTGTCCTCATAGTTTGGGCCTTTAGCGAGGCACTCTTCGATAGCTCCGGCATCAAAGTATGGACGCTTAACAAGAGCACGAAGCTGTTGACGATTCATGCGGTGTCGCTGAATAACGTATTCGCAATCGTCAATGCTCGTAGCGGATGGGTCTGGATGAAAATCCCACAGGGATACCATCTCAATCCGTGGAACGGTCTTTTCACGAGGGTTATAAACCCGTTCGCCGTCTTCACCACGCTCCCAGTTGTGAACCCTCTTGTAAAAATTGAACGGGCCTTTTACAATACCCGTACCTAACAAGCAAGATTCGAACACGGAGTTACGCAGTACATTCACAGCATTTGTGTCGAGAAGCTGGTCGTGAATAACCTTTTCCATTCGCTGTGCAGCAAGTTTAGCAGGTTCAATCTGCGGTTCACCCATCCGTGCCCGTCCGGGAACCAAAGGAAGCTGACCATAGTCTTTTTCCAACCCGCCAAGGAAATGACCGTTACCAGATGCCTGTGTAGCACCGGGAGCCAGTTCACGACCATCGCCGGGAAATCCGTAAGGGTCTTCCGGCTGCATTTGGTCTAAAGGTGTTTCCATGTGAGCGAACTCCGCAATGCCTTCTGGCACGGGAGTAGATTCTACAACCAGTGGAAACTTCTTGTTCGCGAACAGAATGTCAACAATCTGACCAAAGGCTGCAAGAACCTTGGTCTTTGTTATGCGAACAAATACCTTTGAGCGTTCGGAATCACGATATTGCGTAGTCGAATCGTAGATGCCGCGAAAGTTTTTGTATGCTTGCAGCCAACGCTGTTCGTGGGCATACCGTCCGTTTTCAGCATCTTCGAACTTAGATTTGACATACGCAGCAATACCCGGCATAAACTCTTCTGGAGCAATGACGGATACTGTAGTATCGTCTTCCGGCTGGAGAAAGTTATCTTCTGACATAAGTTTTTATCTTAGTAGTCGCGTTCTTCTGCCATCTTCATTACTGAAGGGTCGACTGCCGTTTTAGTCATCTTCTTCGGCATGTCTTCAGTGAGAACGCCTTGCTTTGCCATTGTGTTGAACTCAAGACCTTCACGATACAGTTTGGCTGCACCGCCTTGGTCATCAACAGATGTTTTGTCAGAGTTCATAATGTAAGCGGCACCCATCTTATCCATGGTACTCTCCTTATCTAGAAATAAAGCCTTGGTCTTGGACAGGGGCGGCTTGTGGAATCCTGTCCGGTTCTGGTATCATACCAGCATCTTCACGAGCAATAGCATCAGCCCGTTCAGCAGCTTGGTCTGGTTCGGTAATCATACCGGCGTCTTCACGGAACACCTGAACTTCTTTAGCGAATGGCTCATAGGGTTTATCTTCGGGACGAAGTTCCCCAGAGGCTAGTTCCGTTGGTTCCAAAATCATCGGGACGGCAGCAGCAGGGCCTAAGCCTAAACCTACGGTACGAGCCGCAGCTTCTAAGCCAACTTCCTTGGCGATTGCTGCGCCTGTCTCTAGGGGTGATTCTATAAACTGCCGCGCAGTTTCGATAACCAAAGCACCACCAACTACTTTTGTGGTTTTCTTACGGAAGTTCTTTATGAAGTTGCCGAAATCAATATTGTTCCGTTCAAAGAAACCCCGTGTATCGGCAGACAGGTCATCAAAAGTCTTTGGACGGGGGTCTGCGCTGGTGGGTTTGGCAGCAACGGGAACCTCTTCGCGAACCGGAAGGTCAAAATAACCTTCGTATCCGGCGGTCTGGGTTGTGATGCGGGTTTCGGGCATTGGGATTTTGGTTTGAATATCGAACCCGGCTTCTTTTGCAGCATCTCCCCAGAACTGAGCGAACATATTGGCATTCTGGCGGTCAACTTCACCAACTGCGCCCGGAAATGCTTGCTGGTAGGTTGTCAGTTCGCCTGTGCTGCTTTTACCAGCAGATTTAAGGCTACGTCCCTGCAGATAAGCTAGACGGTCTTGGTCGACACCAATGCTTTGCCCTACCGTCGCATGAATGTTGCGAAGAAGAGCCGAACCCTTTTTACCAGAAAAGCCTGCAGGGGCTAGGCTATCAAAATAACGACCTGTTGCTGCATCAAAGGCAATATCCTTTACTTTGACATCTTTCAAAAGGTCAGTCATATCTGTAGATGTTACAGGCTTGCCATTTGGCTTAGTAAAGAAAAATTCCTTGTTGCCAGCAGCTAAGTTTTCCTGTAGGATGCTATCTGCAATCGGGTTCAAGGGGATGTTAACGGCTCGACCCTTGGCACCTTTAGTTTCTGCTTCGATGTAGATTGCACCGCTGTCTGGCTTGTAGGCATTTACCTGAAGACCGGCAGCAGCGTTAGGACGAAGACCGGTATTGAGGTTAAAAATGATTGCTTGGGCAATAGGACGAGTATTAGGATTGTCAAGATACTTGGCGACACCCGCGAACAGTTGGCTCATCTTGGCCTTATCTGGGTTGATGGCAACCTCTGATACGGCTTTAGCCGGTTCGCTACGACCAAAGATACGGTTGTTTAGGTCCGTATTTGGAGCTTTGTCTGGCAGCAGCTTGTATTCGGGGGTATCAGGACCTACTGTTTCCTTCAGAGTGAGGCCGACTTGACGAAGATTTTGCATCGCCGTCTTGACTGTAGATGTGTCTTCTGTGCCCTTAAATGTTTTAGAAAGTAAGGTGTTTCCTTCGGCATCCTTTTCGAACAGGCGAAGGGCGGAGCCGGGTTCGTCTGCAATGTCCTTAAAGAACTGTAGCGAAGACGTGACAAAAGCTTTACCACGTTTCGATTTATCGGCGTAGGCTTGGGCAACTTCTCGCAGGGTTGCGGTTTTGGGGTCTAGGTCTGCCACAGTTTTTGTTGCTGCCTTGTCTTCTATGAATTTCAAAGGGGGTAGTCCTTTTTCTGCAACTACCTTTGGGTCTAGGTCTTTAAGACGGTTGGTGTATATATCCTCGTCGTCAATATTTATCCAACGACTTAACTTGGGGTCTGCCTTTGACTCTGCCTTATACATGTAGCCAGATGTAGATTCTTGGCTATATTGTTGTAAAACTTCTTCTTTAGAGATGCCTTTCTGTGAGGGTCTTAACTCATCTCCTTTATAGATGTCATAGACATCCCCGCGTTTTTTTATTTCTATAATGTTACCTTTTGTTTGCCGACCCTCTGAACCTTTTTCATTTTTCATAAACCCAACAATAACAGA